GGTAGTGACGATCGTTATGGCATTAATCATCCAGTAAAACAGCATGTAAAAAGGGGCAAAGCGGAAATACTTCAGCTTGCTGCGGTTGTCATCCGCCAAAAGGCTGGTAAATAGCTGCATGACCCCTGCAATCATCTCAAAACAAACAAAGAGAAAGGCCATCGTAAACATATGGTAGATCCGCTCGTAATTCCCAGTTGCCCCATAATAAATCAGATAAAAAACAAACAAAGCCGAAGACAACCAGAAAAAGAATGACCAGATAATACTTAAGGACTGATCCACAAACATGGCGGTTCGTCCGATATTTTCAAAAGGGTGTAAGAAAACTTTTTTAAAATTGGTCAACCACACTTCCGTTCCGCCTTTCGCCCAACGTTTCCGTTGCCGATAGAGCATCTTGAGTGTTTCTGGCACCTCCATGAAAAACATCACTCGTGACGCAAACAATGACAACCAACCATGGAATTGGTGGTCCCAGGCAATACTGATATCTTCCGTGGCACGATTTTGTCGAAAGAGACCAACGTCCATCAATGCGGCTCTACGATACATTGTGTTGGCACCGCTATAGGCATAGATGACGCCGAAAACGGCTTGCTGGGTTCGTTTGATAATTCCTACCATACTTGAAAATTCAACGGTTTGCGATTTCCCGACGATCGTTGTGCGATTTTGAACGTCCATATTCGCCGTAATGGCAGAGATATTGATGGAATCTTGGCGGATGAAATAATTGACATATTTCCACAATGCATCAGGTTCAGGGACCGTATCTGCGTCGTTGCTCAAAATCAATTCCCCTTTAGCAAACCCTACACCAATATTAAAGGCATGGGCTTTCCCTTGGTTTTTTTCGATACGCAAAACCCTTAGATTCGGGTACTGTTCCATCAATCGATCTAGTATCACAGGAGTTTGATCCGTTGAGCCATCATCCGTCACCAACACCTCATAGTTGCTGTAGTTTAGATTGTTCATTAAATAATGAATCGTGTCTTCAATTACGACTTCTTCATTGTGAGCCGGTACCATAATGGTGATCATCGGCTCGATTTCTTCGGGGATCGGTATCCACTCTAACTGACGATAGCGGAACAAAAAACGATTGCAGATCACCCCGATGAACCAAGCAAAGCCGCCTAAAATGGGATACGTGAACAGAATCATTAAAACAACCGTTAAAAATGTATCCAACCACGGGAACCCAGTATCAAAATTGACAACCATCAGCCCACCCCATTTCTACGGAAAAGTTCTTGGATCTCCGTTTCTCCAATGTTTTGCTCAGGAGTAACGGCATAGTACTTGGCAGCGTGACGCTCTTCTTTCGTTCCGAAGCGTTCTTCGTAAAAAGCTTCTAATACTTCTTTGCGTTTTTCTAAGGCAACTTCGTCATGCATCGATTGCTTTTGCAACAATCTTTTGAAACGCCGGTTGTTCCTCAAGGTCAACAAAGTAAATGTCAGAACCAAGACCAAAAAAGAAATTCCTAGGAACAACGCCAAAAAATCAAAAGTCACTGCTTCTTCCAGATATGTCCGAAAGGCGATCCGATCCGCTAGATTCGGTAAAGTCAGCGGGATGGCCAGCCAGACAAACGGAACCAAGACCATCAGCCAAGCAAGAATCGTCAAAATCGTTTGGCGGGTCTTCAAAGCAGAACGACCTTTTTGAAAATACGCATCGGTGACCAACCGTTCTTTGACTTCTTCCCGTGTCACTCGTTGTTTCATTTTACTCACTCCTTAAAAAGTATTTTTTGCTGTGAAGAAAAAGAAGCAACAAAAGCAAGTCGTCTTTTGATGGACCTGCTTCGTTCTTCTTTTTGACCTACTTGGATTTCTTGCCAACTTTCAACGCATTGAACAGCGTGTGAAATTGGCCTTTAAAGGACATCACTTGCTCAAACACATCTTCCCCATCATTCAGCATCTTGACAGTCACCCAGCCTAATGCTTCGGTGATACCACTAGCCACACTGGCATTGATCGCAGCTCCAGCAACGGTGCCTACTGCTGGGACAAATTTCAAGATATTGCCAACGGCACTGCGTCCAAAACTCACCACCACTAACTCTTTCGAGATACTCTTCGCTAACCCTTCACGCCACGTTCGCCCAAAAATGCGATACAAACGTGCCATCATCGTCATTTGAACCGGCACAAGTAACACTGCATCTGAAAAAGGAATCGGTGAACAGCCGATGATCGCCGCCGTCAAAGAAGCCGCATGGATCGTGCGGTGGGCTTTTTTCCGCGTTTCATCATCTACGCCAACCAAAAACTCCTCAAACACCTGATCAAATTGATCCTTGCTTTTCGCTAACACTTTTTCCGCCTGGGCTTTTGATCCGTCATAGCCTTTCATCACAAGGGCAGCCGATTTTTTCGGCATTCGCTTCATGACATCCGCAAAAAAAGAAGTAAACTCCGCTTCTTCTTGCAGCTCTTCTCTCGTTTGACTTTGCTCGACTTGAACGGACTGTTCCGTTAATAATTCATTTTCGTTTTGCTTCTTTTTGCGTTTTATCCATGGTTTTTTCAAAGAAATGTCTCCTTCTTTCGACTCGTTGTTCATTTAAAAAATCAAAGTGAGCCATGATTTTGTTCCTCTTTCTATTTTAGCTCAGGTTTTTCAAGATAGCGAAAATGTAGCTTGAGAGAGCTTACACTTGATGAAAAATGCAAATTTGCATCTTTAGATTATTTATTTATATTATCGTTTTTTTATGCTATGATACACAAAAGGAGTGGATCAAATGAAAAAGAAATTGAATTGGAAAGTCCTTTTTTATTTAGGCTTATTGACTTACTTTCTTTTAAGCGGTATCTTCGCATTCTTTGGGGTCGAAATACCGTTTCTTTATAAACGTTGATCTTCACGTTTTCTCAGAACAATATCATTCAACCCTTTGCTCTATGCTAAGACAATCCATCATTCTAACATCCATATAATCTAATTAGAAAAGGTGATTTTCTTGTCCATTTTATTTGATTTATTGCAGCTACTTGCCGTTATCTGTATCGCGTATTTATTGTTCACAAAAAACCATTTCCTCAAGCAATTAACCGCTGTTCAGAAAATGGTCTTTCTCGTCTTATGTGTTTCTGTGCTCCTACCGGCTCTTTATGAATTTATTACTGGGTTTGCCCAGGGATTTTGGGAACGGTTGTAATTCACGGTTCCTTAGAAAACACGCTGCCTTTACAAGACAAATAGATAGCTCATATCTACCAGTCCTTTCTCCTTTTATTCAAGCAATGAACCAATTCTTTGGTGCTTAGAATACTAAGAAGAGAGGTTTTTTGTCTTTTACTGTGTTAAAGTATTTTTTGATCGTACAAAAAAAGAACCCCTCAAAAGAGGAGTTCTCAAGGCTTGCTTACATCATGCCGCCCATCTAAGATTGTCTGACACACTCATTTCTACCAGTATAAAAATGCCTATATAATAACCTTTTGATCAATTTAATTTATAAAAACAATTCAACTAGTTCGAACTAATAAAGTTATTTTGCCCCTTTTTTGCCCCCTATTCTTTATTTAATTCCTTTACAAAAAGAACAAACGTTCGTATACTGAGGAAGAAGTAAACAAGAGGAGTGGTCAAATTGAAATATAATGATTTTAAAAACCTTTTGGAAAACCGTCTATCTGGTTACGAAGTATTTATGCAAAAAGCCGAGGAATTCCAAATTGCTAAGAATAAACTGCGTTCCGGAAAGGCTAAGTGGAACGATAAAAAAGTTAACAAAGCAATTAACGGTATGTGGGATCAAGCTGCACAAAATATCTATCAGACTGTTAAAAATATGGATAAGATTCCAAACAGTCGATCCTTAGACCCTTACAATGATTGGCTTAAATTTATGGAAAGTAGAAATCTATTTGAAGTACTGTCAGATTCTCTTGCTGATGTCGAAATGGAATAGGAGCGATTGATATGCAAATACCATTGGCGCATCAAAGAACCTATGCACTCGAAAGATATTACTACGAGTTTATCGAAAGAATGGGTCCCGCCCACTTACTTTACGATCAGTTTGTTCGGACGATGGAAAACACCGGCAAACCTTTTTTTACCGTCCCTTCGGGCTATTCAAAATATTCTGAGGTGCTAGCTTTTGTTTTTAAAAAAGACGGAGATAATTATCTGTTCGATCACGTTAGAACGCAAGACAAGATTCTTCGAAAATACGACCCTAACATAAAATACAAACCGGGCGGGAACTGAAATGAATCTTATTACTCAATACGAGCAAGGCTACCTACCTATTTCTGAGTTCATAAATGAATTTCCAGACAGTATTTCTGAGTCACAGGAAGCTTTATACGGCGCAAGATGTATTGAATTTTATGTCGCTGTCGCATTAGGTAAAACAGATTGTTGCTATCATGTACAACGCTATGGAGGCGATTGTTATGAAATCGATGAAAGGCTATGTATCGAAGATACGAGTACTGAAGATGAGCAAGGCCCCTTTGGTGCGGTTTTCGCTTGATGAAGTGAACTGTTTGATCGCAGCTCATAGTCTGAACTTTTTGGCAGATGTAGATGAAGGAATGGAAATCATTGTCGCTGGTGATTTTAAAGATCGCAAACAGTTTTTTGTGAAGAAGTATTCGGTGATTGGTAAGACGAAGATCATGATTGAATTTGAAGCAATGAACAAACAACTAATTGCACCTTATAACTGAAAATGATATTGTAATTATAATGGAGGCGATATCATTGGAAAACATTGTTAACAGCTCTTGGGAATACTTTAAAACAGAAGCAACTTTAGATCCTTCTAAGGTAGGAAAATGGATGATTTTTTTCGATTTTCCAACTAGCCGAGAAGTTATGAAGAATTATTGTAGAGAAGCTGTTGAAAAAGAAATTATACCTTCCTCTAAATTGAGTAATAGACCTAATCCAGCAGGTCAAGGTGTAGCATGTTTTTATCTTGAAATCGATGATTATGAGGGACACAAAAAGATCATAGAATTTCTTATAAGTCATAATTTAATTCGTAAAACCAAAAATAATGAAAAATTTTATAATATGTCATTCAAACTAGATTCTCAAACAAAAAATAATGAATATAAAGAAAATTTTATTTCAAAACTTACTTTGGATAAGTTTATTGACTTAAAAACAGGTGATTGGTTAAAATAAAAAATCCCCCTACTCAAATGAGTAAGGGGATTTCGTTTACCATGGAAGTTTATTATTGTTCAATGCTGTTTGCAATGCTTTCACCATATTTGAAGTCGGGCTGATGATTCCATCTTGTGTGGTACCCAAAGCTTGTTGCATTGCTTTGATTGTGTTCTTTCCACACAAGCCGTCAACTGCACCATTGTAGTAGCCTTTTGCTTTCAAGACCTTCTGAATAGCACGAATAAGGTCAGATCCGATCAATGTAGTGTCGAATTGTGCCGAATACAAGTTAGCGTTACACGCTTCTTTGTATTGGTGACTTACTTCGCCATCCTTGTAGGTATCGTGATACTCTTGCAGACGTGTGGTTACTGCAGGTCCCCACTTGCCATCAACGGATAAAGTTGTAAATTGCTCAACAATGTTCGAGGATGTGTTGCCAGATAACAGACTGTTCACTTTATTTTGCACCTGAGTCGCATCATATCCTGCAGCTTTTAATGCCGCATTTCTTGCGTCACCATTTCCCCACAATCCATTAATCACTTCTCTAGCTACCGCTTCAATAGATTTTCCGCCTGTGGTTGTATTTTCTGTAGCTACAATACGATAAAAATGATGTGGCAGACGAGTGCTCATGTACGAGTCATGGCTATCGGTATGGATTCCGTTCCAATAGTATGAACAATGAATGAAACTCTTATTACTTAGGAAGATACCTGTATGTCCCCCTGACCCATTAGACTGACCAGGAGTACCAGCAACAAAAATATCTCCACGCTTCACTTCTGATCGACTAATTTCTTTCAATTTAGTACCTGACATTGCAAATAATGTTTCAGTGTTACCCATGGACCCGCTAGGTAGAAAACCACCTGCGATCATGGCCAAGAATACTGCAGAAGAACAGTCGTAGCTTTTAGGACCCAAACGACTTGTCATTGAATAGTTTACTTTACCTTCACGGTCTAGAAACCATTTGATCATATTTTCAATTGAAGACATGGATTATTCCTCCTTCTTATCTGTGAACTCCTGACCGTCTCCATAATCTAGTTTTTGTTCATCTTGATATTGGCTGCTAGCGATATTCAAGAACACACCGGCTAAAGTTGCAGCAGCCGTGATCGTCCCAACAATGATTTCTGTTGAAAATCCATATAAACCACCTAGAGTTACGATAAACGCCGTGATACCTGGCACCCCAACGGTTAAAACTTTTTTAGCTAGATCATACTGTTTGTTTGTTAATTTCATGATAGTTCCTCCTAATGTTCATCAATTTCTTTTTGTTGCAGAATACCTTCATCACGTACATTTAAATTAGATACCTTGGCACGTAATGTGTCGCCAGTTCCATTTCCACCTAGATTCTTATAGGCTTCAAATAGATAATCAAAGTTGTTCAACTCACCAACAGTGATATATCCACGCTTAATGTACTCATCTGCTTTGTTCCAAATTTGGTTGTGCAAAGAAGCTTTCTCAGCTTTAACGATTTTCTGACTTCTGACCTCTGCCATTGCTTGATAATCTTCTACTTTTTGTAGACGTTTATCTTGGTCATTATTTGCCGTTTCTAAAGCTGTGATTGTCTGCTCCCTAAGTTCGTTCTCAGCCCTTTTAGCTTTAACTAGCTTAGTGACCCATGTACCTACTCGCCAAAGGGTAGCCAGTAAGCCGCTGCCAAATACTGCTGCCCAAAAACTATTGATCTCCAAAAATTCTTTCATTCTAATTTCCCCCAACTGAACATATGCCACCTACTTTCATAAACTAAAAAGAGCAAGCTTTACGCCTGCTCCTCCACTTCATTTAATAAATCATCTTCAATAGCCCAGACTTTTTCTTGAAACTCGTCAACGTCCTTACGGCATTCCACGCGATTCTGCCGATATAGATTTTGATCCGTGATCGATTGGTTAATAGTGGTGTTTCCTGCACTGTCTGTTGTGACATTTGCGGATAAGTAAATTGCTTGTTGTCCATTGACTTTTGATTCACCAGTGATACTAATTGATTTTTTAACTCCTAATGCCATGATAGTTTCCTCCAATTTTTTTTTTAGAAAGCTAGTTACTCAACGTTTTCCTTTTCAAACTCATCTAGCAGCCGATCATATACTTCGGCGTCCTTTCCGGATAACATGCCATCGTAGTCTTCTAAGATTCGAGGAATTTCATCAAAATTCCGGGCATACATGCCACCTTCAATTACGACTTCTTCTTCCATGAGGATTGCTTGTTCCTTGTTGAATCCAGCTACATCTTTCGCATCTTGACTCTCGCCATCTTTTAGTTGTCCATTTTCATCCAACAAATTGAATTTTTCCATGAGTGCCTTTTCTTCATCTGATAATTCTTTGAACGCTTCTCGGATCCGCTTGACTAATTTTGTACGATGGCGGCTGTCTTTGTTTGCCTTGAGTGTCATATCTTCTAAGAAATTGATTGCCGGCGCTAATTCGCTGTTCTTTAAAGTGATTTTCATTGTAATTCCTCCATAAAATAAGAGTTAGAAGCTATGCAGCTTCTAACTCTTTTAGTTTGTTTTTCAATTGACTTACTTCTTTTTTTAGAGATTGGATCTCCTGCTCATGATCACTAAGGATAACATTTTGATACATGGTCAAACGATCATAAGCTAAACCTTCAACTTGACCAGAAGAACCATATAAAACGACTTCCTTTAATCCTTTATTATCGAAATCATCAGCCACAAACCCGTAATGCCTTTGTGGTTTGTCTCCGCGAGCAATTTCAGCTTTATCGTACCAAGATGAAGGGAGAATAGACAAAAACCGTTTTGCTTTAGAAATTACTTCATCGGCCACTTGAATATCTTCTTTATACTTTCTTGCAGAAGTCGATCGACCTATAGTTCCTGCATTTGTTATAAACATATTTGATGCACTAGAATAGGTTCGATTATAAATGGCCATGCTCCAAATTCTTGGCGTACTATCCAGACCTAGCGAAATACCTGCAGGAGCATTAGAAAAATAACTATCACCGCCATTATTTAATTCTAATCGATCGGTTTTTAAAGTCATATTCGCTCCAGAGTAAACATCTAATTTTATCTGGTTATACTTAGCTTCAATTGGCGTGTATAATGAACCACTTTGATTATGCTTTATACGAACCCCATATTCTCCTTCCACAGAAAGATATTTGTCTCCATCCATTTGCATGACATAGCTGTCCTTGTTACCGGTGACAATTCTTTTTGCTTCCACGGTATTTGTACTAATAAATCTGAGTTTTGCGTTCACTGTGTTGTTGAAGTTAACTATTGCGTCCACATTTCCCAAACCGTACATTTTCCACTCCATATTCGTTCTTGAAGACGTATCTGGAATTTGAAAGATTGGCATAGAAGTTGTATCAGTTGCTGATCCGGTATTTATTGAAAATACCTCTCCAGGCATCTGCACAATGGCTAATCCCACAGGTTCTTTCGACACATAGATAGGCTGGATTCTGGCTAATTCGTTTGTGCTTCTTCTAAAATAAATGCTCCCTTTTAGAAGTTCCATACTATATTCACCGGAATCTGACTGAGTTATTCTCCCACCAGTCAGATCAATTGCATTTAAAGTGCCCGACACAATGCTATTCGCATTTAAGTTGATAATGTTCACATTTGAAGCGTTTAGCGTTCCAGTGGTAATCTTGGTTGCTGATAGACTACCGATTTTAGCATCAGTGATCGCTGCATCCGCAATCTGAGCAGTGCCAACTGCGAGATTTGCTATCTGCGCTCTACCGATAACACCGTCTTCAATAGTAGTCTGGCCGGTTATCCGAACTTTATTACCGGCAATTAAAATTTCTTCTGTAGATAAGTTGATTTGATTGATTACATCATCTTTTTGAACCCTAACATTCAATTGGTCACCCAAACTACTAATCTGACTTGTGTGACCATTAGCTAAGTCCGTTGTTTGTTGCCATTGACTAGCCAACTGTGTTACCTGAGACTGATCAGCCTTGTTAGAAACTGTAGTCTGAATAGTATCCACACGTTGAACAAAACTAGAGAATTTGACCACACTGACTTGATCTTCTGGAGATGGTACCCAGTCATTGACGATGGTTCCCTCAGCAATCATAGCGTGCCAGATAATAAATTCTAAATCATCCGCCACCACATTTCGATAGAATACAAACTGCATGGCAGCTGTACCAGCAGCTTGCTTAGCTGGATTCCAAACTAATCTTGCGGTTGTTCCGGCTGGCACATCTAAGAACTGGCTGATATTATTGTGGACTCTCATCGCTTTCGTTCCAGTATTGCTGATATAAATACTATGGATGTAGTTTACATTAGCAGTTATGATACGGTTAGCTCGAAGAGTACCAACAATGACGTTAGTTCCTCCAGTCACATTGTGTTTGACTGCATTTGTAGCTTTCCATTCAGTTACAGATTGATTCTCGGTATAAGTTATTGTAGATCCTAAATAATTTGCCACCTTAGGGGATTCAGAATTAGGTAAATAATTTCTAGCCCCTACCGACAAGTTATCAAGATCATTTTTAACACTGCTAACTGTACTGCTTAGTCCGGAATAGCTCGATTGTAAACTGCCAATTTGAGTAGTGTGTCCATCAGTTTTTGTATTTAAGGCAGTGATTTGACCAGCTTGAGTATTTAAAGACGATTCAACAGAAGTCACTTTTCCACTAATCGTTTCTACATCAGTTTTATTAGCCTTAATTTCTATCTGCCCAGCCATTGTTGTGATTTGACCTTCAGCAGTTGATACTCTTCCTGTTAGAGTATTAACTGTACTTGAATCAGCCTTTTGGGTGATAGCATTAGTATTTTGTGTGATCTTAGTCGTTTGATTTCCGACAGTTCCTTCAAGTGTGTTAAATTTATCTTGGCTGACTTTTCGTGAAAGCTCACCGTTGATTTCACTTAACTCAACTTTTACTTCACCATCTACTTTATTTGGATCTTTTATCCAAGTATAGTCTTCTGGATTTGTTGATTTTTCATTGCTAAAACCAATATACGTTGGATAGGCGTTGGTAAAGTCGTCGGCCGGCGCCGGTGTGTAAATTGTAGCTGTATCAGTTGCCGATTCTGCCTTTTCTATTTTAACGTTAGTGATCTCAAAAAAATCACTAGTATCATAAACACTATAAAACTCAATCGTATCGTAATCTAGCGTTGCGTCCGTCCGTTTAGTAAGAACCGTGTTTACTTCTAACCGTGTTTTTTCGGTCCCTACATTACGAATTAGCTTACTGGTAAAGATGAAAGGTCCCTTACGATTTGAATTATAAACGGTTAATTGTAGTCCTTTAAGCATTACAATGTCAAAAGATATAACGGCCCTATCGCCTGATTCAAAATTGTCGACCCAGGTGGTCCCGATATTAAGAGTTTGGTATTCTTTTCCCGATCTAGCTGCAGCTTCCAGGTCGCCGATTTTGGCGGTTTGACTACCTAAAAAATAGTTTTCGTTAGGGTACTGCGTCGTAAAGCGATCAGTACCATCAGCACTCCAAGCGTAAGCTGGGAACATGCCTAATTCTTTAAACTTATCAATTGCTGCCTGCGCATCGGTCTTAGCACTGTTAGCAGCGTTCAATGCGTTTTGAGCATTTGAAACTGCCAGCTGTGCATCTTGCTTTGCTGTATTGGCGTTTGATATTGCGGAAGAAGCGTCAGCTTTTGCTTGATTAGCTGCAGCATTTGATTGATCTGCTTTCACACTAGCTTCATTAGCTTTACTTACAGCATTGTTGGCGTTACTTAATGCATTGGCAGAATCCGTCTTCGCTTGATCAGCTGCTTCTTGAGCATTTTCTCCTGCTTGTTTTGCCTGTTCGATTTCTTTTACCAAATCAGGATCTGTTGCAGTGGATACTTTAAACACCCAATCCAATTCTCCAGAACTATTTTTCTCGTATACCCAAATCTCAGTATCTACACCATTTGGCTTAAACCAAATATCGCCTTCTTTTGGATCTATAGGCTCTGTTTGATCGTAGTAATTGCTGTTCCATTTATTGGCACTAAGAAGAGATTCAACATAATCCACTCGTTGATTTAAAGGACCACGGTATCTATAAGTTGCCTGTGAACTTGAATTGGTATTTGCTTTTGATTCTGAAGACATTCCACCATTAAAGGTGATATTGTACGACAGATTAGGGACAGAATATCTAGTACCGTCTTTATCAACAATATAGATCCAGTCTCCTGCTTCCAAAATGGGACTTCCACGCCACTTCAATTCGTAAGGAAAATAATTAAGTGTCTTGACTAGTTCCCACATTTGATTCAAATGTGTTTGAGTCATCACTTTATTCTCAAGCTCAACTTGTGATCCATTGGTAGAACCAACGCGAATGACATCCGTTTCTTCTTCACCGGTTTTCACCGTGATGCCACCAATTCGATAGCTGTTCTCATTTTTAGTAAATCCCTTTAACATGTATGATTCTGGAGTGATTTCAAAGTTTGTGGGTGCTAGTCTTTTTATTGTTAATTCACCCTTGCGGTTAAAACTTGCAAAACCACCTTCAAACTGAGCAATCAAACCGATTGCTTGGCGAAACGTATATCCTACAGGTTTCTGAACCCACTCAGTTCCAAGAGAAGCAAATGAGGCTTGATCAATTTCAACACCTGCTAAATTAGCTATTTCTAACGCAACTTCCCGATATGGCTTAGGATAGGTTAATTTTGATTCATATATTCCTTCCATATAAATCATTTTGTCATTTGCAGTAATTGTAGTCTTATTACTGTTTCTATCACGCTCAAAGTCTGTTATAAAAAAATGACCTAATTTAGTGAACTGATATTCACCATTAATTAAAATCCCCAACTCTGGTTCAATTTCTAAATCTTCTTTCACTGTTTCAATAATTGTTGGAAAAACTACCTGAACCGAATTCAGAGGGGTTGAACCAATCTGAAACACTTCACCCGATATACTGCCAGAATTAAAAGAGAGTGAGGTAATTTCCTCACTCCCATAGGTGATATCATTCATTTTTAATCTGATTGACAATTGCCTTGATGTATTAAGCCAAGCAGCATGAATTTCTTCACTTGTGGCTAACAAATTTCCTCACCTACCTCTCAATAAAACTCATCGTTAAGCCTTCCCACTTTGGCAGTTTATCATGCCAAGAGTATGCTGGAGCCGTTCGATCACCGACATAGAATGTTTTTGTAACAATGCCACCTTCCATGGGATCTGGATAAGTGACTTCAAAAAATACCGGCATCACCGCTTTTAAAATTGGTGAAATTTCTGCATCAGTTAGCGGACCCCACTCAAGGTCCATTTTCCTTTTTGTGGTTAGATAATCACGGGTCATATCACCTTTGGCGTTACGACCAGAATCACCATCAACCGCTTGGATACCAGCTGTAAACTTTTTAGGATTCTTGATCGTAACACCATTTATTTTTAAATATCCAGCCATAAAATCACTCCTTCCTATATGTTTAACTCGGTATACCCAAGCTGTTGATGGTATTTGTTGATTTCTTTAACTGCAATACGTCCGAATTCTTTACCGCCAATATTAATGACAATATCACCATTTGGCGCTTGTGTTGGCGTTGCTCCCAATGCAGAAATAGCATTCATCAATGTGGTTACCATAGATGAAGTGAAGTCTTTCATACCGCCACCTTCATAGTTCATTTGATTGTTGTTACTAAACGTACTGTTAGACGGTGTGAACGTTGGTTCTTGGAACATTTCCGGCAACACTATACTTGAATTGAACATATCCAGTCCAAGATACTCAACGGCTTGTTGAATCAATTCAGCGGCACGTTGTGGTTTCTCTAGTGGAATAACCATCTCTTTCTTGTTTCCTTCGCCCATACGGTATAAACCGTCTTGATTGACTATGCCGCCGTTTTCATAACCTACAATTCTTCGACCAGTTGGTCCCCAACCTCTGCGACCATAAGGTAGGTCATACCGCCAATTTGAATTATTGAAGAAAGCTAACAATTGATGATAGCCATTAAAAATATTTTCATAGCCGCGAAGTTTATAAGCATTAAACGTGGACGGGATATATTGAAGCAGGCCTCTTGCTGGGTTCCCATTTGCCATGTTTATATCCCACACAGCTGAGCTTTGAGTAATACTCTGATTACCACCAGACTCTCTTTGAATTTGAGCGAGAACTCCATTAATTTCAGAACTGCTAATCCGCTGTCCTAGTTTGCTTGCAGCCTGTTTGATTTTCGATGTCCATCCACCATTACCTACAGCAGCACCGCCGATTGCACCAAACGAAGCATTTTTGTCGATATCGCTTGGTCCAAGAGATCCATTGATATGCAAGTGATCGTAGTGGTCATTCTGCGGCCATCTTACCCAACTGCCACTTGATCCAGTACCAGACATTCCTTTACGGTCTCGAACTTTCCCTTGAGTGATTACATAAGCTACTTTTGATGCAAAGTTATCAAACACCCAATTGGCAGGAGCCATGTATTTAGATGATCCATTCATACTTGCTGGATACGCAACGTCAATTGCCTGATGCTTCCCATGGGAATGAGGGTCCCCTGGTCTGAAACCAGAGGTGATTCGCATACCTGGATATCGATCGACAGTCTTTCTAGCGATATCGTATAGGTATTTGTATACACCCCAACTTCCCATTGATCCATCAAACGAACTATTTTGTGCTTCATGTCCTGCAGCAAATTTTGATTTAAACCATTCATAGGAACCCTCAGCAACAGTTCCAACAGCTCCTTTAGCCATTGATAATGCTGGCTCAAAAGCATTACTTAAATTAACAAATTTGGAAACTGCAGCATTCAATAACTTTTTAGGATTAGATGCATAAGACCAAATGTCTGAAGCAATTTCTTTTGCACCATTCCACTTTTCTTTGAACCAGTCACCTATTCCGTTAGCATAGGCCGGCACTCCGTACATTGCAGCAGTCTTTGGACCACTCAACACAGATGTTCCTTTTGGCAAATTTACCATCAAATTTCGCTGTGCCGGGAAGATACCTGTGCGACCGTCTGGCGTACGATAGGCTTCTTGATAGTTAGATCCTAATCCATCATTGACTAAAGCAGGCCCACCCGGGTGATATCCAGTACCTCTTGCATATTTGGGGACTTCCCACGAAGATAGCGTACTTTTTCCAGCTCCCACCTTTTTTAGAACCCAGTTGATACCATCAATGACGCCATTAACACCCTTACCTATTACACTAATCATGCCATTGAAGATCTTTCCAGCACCATCTTTTACAGACTTAACACCATTACTTAAACCTTTTCCGATTTTGCTTCCAAGACCATTTGCCCAATCGCCAATCTTTTCAAAAACACTCGAAGCAGTAGACTTCATCGAATTTAAAGAATTGCTCATATTTGTTCTTAATGTTGAAAAAGCATTGCTAGCGTTATTCTTAGCTGCTCCGGCCTGGTTTGAAACCTTATCTT